GTAATCTACCTTGCTCAGACCAAATAACTTGGTCAGCAGTCATAGATTCTTCAGCACCAACTTGTGATAAGAAACCTGAAATAGTTCTTGGTCCGAAAACCTCAGCTTCTTTCTCCATTAGGTCTGGTAAGTATTGTTGAGCCCAACCCATATCTTGGTTGAAGTCAATGTAGTTTGTAGATAGCGTTTGCTGCATAGAAGCAGGTACACTATTTAACAAAGCACCATTAGTAATTGCCATAATTTTTAGTTTTTAAATTTTGTTATTATTTTCTTTTTTTAAATTTAAATACAGGAGAATCGTCAACATTCAACGCTCTTGCAGTTATACCAGAGCTTTTAGGAGCAGCGTGAGTTTGCCTAGGATCCATATTTATATTTTTGGATTTAGCAATACTGTTTTGTAAAGCGTCGGCTCTACCTTGCTCGTAAAAATGATTTGCAATTGCATCAGCGTTCATAGCCGTAAACAAGCCTTTGTGATAACCAGCAGCGTTTTCCATTTCGTTATTTTCATTCAAGAACTTCTTGACAAAATTATTAATGTCACTCTGCGTGTTTTTTATAGAATCAACATCTCCAACATTATACCTAAACCTTCTATCCCCGACTTTATATTCAAAACCTTTGAACTCATCGTTAAATACTTGATTTGTTTTTTGTAAAAATGTTTTTGTTGCGTTTTCTCTAGCTTGGTTAAGAGCAATAGACTCTTCTTTGTATTTATTGTAAGACTTAATAGCTTCACTTTGCTCTTCAGTCAGTTTTGACCCCATTTTAAGGTCTTCGTAATATTTGGATTTTACACTTTCCAAGTGTTGCTTTGCTTCGGCAACTTGCTCTTTCAAAGCTAATTTTTTTCTTTTAACGTCTTTTTCATTGTCGTAAGATTCGTCCCAATTAAAATTGTCTTGAACTAAAAAACTAATTTCTTCTTGGTTTAGATGAGGTTTTGTGTTTTTGTAATACTCGTTTAATAACTCTGATTCATCTAATTTATCGTAATCTTGATTTAACAGCATATAGTCGTTTAAATCACCTCCTGTCTCTTCCATAAAGTTCACAACTTTTTGTAATGCTTCTGGATATTTTGGAGTTACAACTTCTTCTTGAACCACAGGCTCTATTTCTGTAACTTCTTCAACAATAGGAGTTTGTTCTTCTACTATTTCTTGTGGTTCTTCTTTTGTTTCTTCTTTTACTTCAACCTTTGTTAATTCTTGCTCAGGCTTAGATAAATTTACTTTTGTAACAACCTCTTCGTTAGATTTTTTCTTTTTAGGTTTTTTTACTTTAATCTTACCAACCTCTTCGTCTACTTTAGGCTGTTCTTGAGCTGTAGTTTCTTCAACTACGTTTTCTTTGTTTTCTTCCATGATAAAATATTATATAATTAATAAAATTGTTAAGCGAATAATATAGAGCCTATATCTGTACCTTCTTCTTCTTCTTCAAAGTTTTTAGGTCCTGTTTTATTTTCTCTTTGATCTATCATTTCGCTTTGTTGTGTTGCTTCTGTTTTAGATCTACTATCTTTACGATCTTCTTTTAAGCTTTCTTTTTCTTTCAAAGCATCTGCTTTCATTTTTTCTAATCTTAAGCTTATTTCAAACTCATGATTCATTAAATCTTTTTTAAGTTGAGCTTCCATCATCATTCTATCTGATTGTAGTCTAGATTTTGTTTGTTCTAAAGTTAACTCTCTATCAGTGTCGGCTTGTTTCTTTTGCATCTCAAGTTGTGCTGCCGCTTGTTGTTGCTGTATGTTAGCCTGAGCTTGTGCTTGCATGTTTTCTTGCTGCATTCTTTGATCTCTTTCTAACTTCTTTTTTCTACGTACTTTTAATAGTTGGTTTGCTAACTTTACGTTTTTAACCTCTCTAAGATCAATAGCGTCTTCTAAATCTATAGTTTGTTGTGCTAAAGCTTGTTGTATATTGTTTTCTAAAACAGCCTGTTGTTCTTCATCAGGCATTAAATCTAAAAATATACCAAAATCGTACAGGTGTAATTCAGACATTTCTTCTAAAACAGCAACATTATGTGCTCCTACAGCTTGTACAAAAGCATTTTTAGTTGGAGAGTATTCTATAATGTCAGACACTCTAAGTGATAAGTGTTCACAAACATCTTTGGTCAAGTGTAAACCTGCTTTTAATATATGTCTAGTAGCTGTATTACTATTTGCCGCAGCTAACTTTTGTACGCCAACTAAAGAGTATTTTTCAGGTCTAGATCCATCTGCAGCTTCGTTTAACCCTGTTACATCTCTTATCATTTGCAAATAATAATTGTATGTATTTATAAGTTGCGGTATTTTATTTCCACCTGTTCCAGAGGTTATTTCTTGTATAGGTATTTTACCAGGGTTTTGATCACCGTCAGCTGTAAAACTTCTACCAATTACACTACCAGTTTGAAAAAACATATTTAAAGCTTCTTGTGGGTTGTAATTTGTACCGTTACCTAAATCTATCTCGGCTAAACCATCAGCGTCAAGATACACACCGTCAGGTACCATACGTGACATTATTTGTTGAAGTTTCAAATGAGTTAGTTGTATCATATCAGCAAACCCAGTAATTCTGCTCACTAAACTTTCTATTTTACCATCATATATTCTAGGCGCCACAATACTGTAGTTCATTTTTACTTTTGTAAAGTCACTTTTAGGCCTAACCATATTTTCTGCTATTTGCCATTTGAGTAATTTATCGGCACCAAGTATCATGGCTCCTTCAAAAAGTACTTCTACAGCTCTCTCTATTTTAGCGTATCCTCCTTCTTTGTTTTCTGGAGGATTAAACGAATCATCTTTTTCTATAGCTTTGTTACCTCCAGATCTAGTTTCTTTTACTTTGTAAATCTCGTTAGTATAAGTTTTGTAGTTAAAATACAATACTGTAACTTTGTTTTTATCGTTTTCATCATAGTTATAATCTACTCCATAAAAATCATATCTGTTACCTTTGTTTTGTGTAACTATTTCTTCTAAGTTTTCGTGGGTTAAATCAGGAAACTCTTTTACAAGTTCATTTATAGGTATTTGTTTTATTTCACCAACGTAATAAAGATCTTCAAAATAAGGTGATTTAGTGTAGGAATAAACTAAATTAGCTGGATCAACATAATCTACAACAACTCCTTCAGATGGGTTAAAAGTAGTTTTTACAGCACCTATACCTAAAACAGCTAAATCATAATAAAATCTCTTTTTTATTAAATCATAATCGTTTCCTTCTAGCAAAACATTAAGAGCTTGTTCTTCAGCTATTTCTACAGCTTGCTTATAAGTCAACTGCATGTGCAACTCTAACTCTTCTTTAGAACCAGGTATCTCTTCTTTTTCATTCTCGTTTATAGTTATACCTAAAGTTTGCTCTGTTAAATCATTTAAATTTTGTGTAGCTAAATCACCAAGCATCGACTCCATATATTCTGTACGTTTTGATATACCAAATGGATCTTGTGAATAAGCTCTAATATCGTAAAGTCTCTCAGATATACCATTGACTATTATATCAACAAATTTAGGTATAATAGGCACTGGTTTCCAGTCTAAATTTAAGTAACTTAAGTCACCATTAATAGATAACTCGTCTTTGTATTTTTGTATTGACTGTTCTCCTCTAGCATACAATCTTAGATTGTGATAATTTCTATTGCTATTATTAAATCTATTACCACTTCTAGTCTCATGCAGCCATTCTCCCGCGATAGCTTGGCCAACTTTCAAACCGTACTCTCCGCTCATTTTCTCAAGATCGCTAACGACTTGACTAGGAAACGCGTTAATTCTAGATGATTTATACATATTAATTTTTAATTATTTGAGAAACATCGCCCTTGTTTGAATACTTAGCAATGTTTATATTTAATTTTTGTTTTTCTCTCTCTGGGTTTGGTCTATACAAATGTCTATTGCAAGCCATGATAGCTAACCCGCTGCTTATAGTAGCATCAAACTTTGTTCTTTTAGTTATATCAAATCTACTCCAATCGTTTAAAGTTCTATTAAAAACAATACTACCGTAAACGCCGTCTCCTTTGTGCCCAACGTGTTCTTGTATATACATTTCTACGGCGGCGGCATGGGCTTGTTTTATATCTTCACTTGAGTTTGGTATACCGCCTACTTCTTTTTCAGCGACAGATAATTTATTCCAAACTTTATCAGGTCTATTCATACT